CTATTTATCATGGTAGTCACCAATATAGACTCTACCCTGTTCTAGTATCAAATTTAAGGGGTCATTTACATCTAATACGATCCTTTCCAAATGTGTAAGTATTTTTTCCACCCTCTTAATATCTGAGCTTTTTTGAGATATGAGAGCTGATAATTCATAAAGATCCATTTCAACTTGAGCATTTCTAATAGTACGTAAATGAAAAACCTTGTAGAGTATATTATCTACGGACCAAGCATATGTGCTATATTCAATATGCTCACATATTCTTTTTCCATCATATTGATTTATAGATGTCAGTGATGATGATTCTGGTTCTAAATCTGATACCATGAAATGTGAGTGCGATGCAAATAAAAGATGACAATCAAAATTATAAGCTATTGATTTTTTTATGAAATTTATGTACTTCATTTGCCAGGCAGGATGCAAACTCAATTCTGGCTCATCAATTAAAAGTAATGAATCCCTTTTGATGCTTGCAATTAAATTAAGAATGGTAAAAATAATATTCTTTTCACCAGAACTGGTTTCTTCAAATGAAAAATTATCTTTTTTGTAGAATTCAACATCAGGGTTAGATATAAACTCTAGCTTTTCCAAGCGTGATAAAGACTGGAATAATGATGTTTTGACCCCCCTCCCTTCATCACTAAGATCAAGATTAAGATGTATCCTACCATTTTTTTCCTTGCATTCCTCACGCAAAATATCTATATCATGAAGTATGACTTCTGGGTTTTTTTTGATTTTATAAAATTCACTCTCATTAACGTACTGCTTTCGTCGCAAAATTGCATCTATTTTTTTAAGTATGGTGTTAAGTGGTAGTTGTCTTTTTAGTAAAGTTTTTCTATTTAGATTGTAAGTAATAGCTAATTTTTCACTCATGCCCAAAAAATGCAAAGTGTCTTTTACCGCCTTTAGTTTATCTCTATAACCTATCGACAATATTAATGAGTTGGTTATCATTCTTTTAATTGTGCTAGTATAAGAAGCATTAGACGTCGCTCTAACTCCACGATAATCATAAAAATCATCTTCTTCGAACCTCGAAAAAGAAAACTTATCATTAACCATAAAGGACATGGCTATTACTTTGGTTGGTAATCTTACGAGGGATATATCAGAAGGAATATCATTAACAAAACAAAAGATTTTATTTTTTTCCTTTTTTATAACAATTAAATCCGAATCAATCAAATATCTAACTGATGCAGATTCATATTTGTAATATGGTTTCTTTTCTTTGATTTTGATTCTTTGAATAAATCTAAAGAAATCTGCAACCTGAGATAGCAAATAACTTTTACCAGAACCATTCTCTCCAATAATAATACTACTCAACGGAAGATTTCGGATGTGCCTTTGAATATCTGTAAATATACAGTCATATATTTCATTTTCTTTGTGTGTAATATTAAATGATAATAGTGTAAACAATTCTCTATCCTCTAAGGCATGTAAATAATTTATATTATTTTTTTCCGATTTTACATAAATTATAAATCATAGCTATTAATTTTGCTCCTAACTATAGCCCTATACAGAACTATTAAGCCTACCTTTCGCTCAGAGCGGACTGTTGGACTTGATTGTGTGCTGCCAGAGAATGCTGGCAGCTCAAGTCTGGACTAATACACCTTAGCCAACAAACTCTAGTTTCTCCTTCGAAACATGCTCCTGCCATTCAGTGGAATCGAATTCCCAACTTGGCGCTGACATATCACCCTCATCACCTTCATTAACGAACGTTACCAAGAAAAAGATTTCATCCCCTTCTTCATCATCGTCATCCTCTACCACGTTTACATCAACAACAACCAAACGTTCTCCACCCGGAATTGTGGATACATACAAACCTTCTTTAGGCACTTCAATATTATCAGGCATGGGCAACGCTCTCCTTTACGTTTACTAGTGGGTTAAATCTCACCGCGTCTTCTAAATAGTCTGGCGCAAAATGCGCATAAACCATGGTTTGTAGAATGCTTGAGTGTCCTAAAATTCGCTGCAACGCCAGAATGTTGCCTCCGTTCATCATGAAATGACTCGCGAACGTATGCCGCAGCACATGCACCGCCTGCCCCGCCGGCAGACCGGGCGCGACTTCCTTCACGCATAGCCGGACATAGGGATAATTCAGATCGTTGAACAGCGGCCCCGACTTCACGCCGCTGGTGATCTCTTTGCAAAGTTCGGGCGAGATCGGCACCGTCCTGTTCTTGTTGTTCTTGGTGTTCAGGTAGGTGACCTTGTTACCGATCACCTCTTCCTTTCGCAGCTTCGCCACTTCACCCCAACGGGCACCCGTCGCCAGGCAAAGACGGACAGCTTTCAGGTGATCACCGTCGAGCCGCTCCTGCAGCGCCGCGATCTCTGCCTGGGTAAGAAAACCCATTTCTTGCGCCGGCAACTTCATTTTCTTCATGGCCTTGAGCGGGTGCTCGCCGTGGTAATGCCCCAGCTCGATAAGAATGGAGAACACACCACCCAGCATTTCCTGGTCAAGGTTGACTGTCTTGGCCTTCTTGCCTTCAGCAAATCGCAACGCCCGGTAGTCGGCGAAGAAAGTGCGGGTGATCTGGCTGGCTTTGGGATGCCCCATTTTCTCCGCCATGACGCGCAATTTCTGCGCCCTCTTCACTCCGTCTTTCAAGTGCTGGCCATGATGGTTCCACCACAGATCGATCAGGTCTGTTAATGGGCGATGGTCAGCGGGCTTATCGAGCCATTCTTTGTTGTTCTGTGTCGCAATCACCCAGCGCTCGAACTGTTGCGCTTCAGACTTCGTTTTAAACTTTTTGCGGACGCGCTTCCCGTCTCTACCTTGGGGCCGCACATCCACCATGTAACCGTCAGCGCCAAGAGACTTAATGCTCATCCCCAGAGACTCCTTTCAGCACAAATCCCACCTTTACCCCACGAATTCTTTATACGCCAAGCAGTTAACCAGCCTTCTGGCCTTTTTGGTGGTTGGATGTGCTGTCGTGCCCATCAGGGGAGAGAGCAGGAGAGATCTGTCCGATTTCCGGCGCGACATCCCCTGTCATCAGCCACATCGTGTATTTTTTGAAACGCGCATTGCTCGTAATCTTCATCAATGTCGCACCGCCGGGCTCTATCAAGCCGGTTTCATACTTCTTCACGGTGCTGATCGAAATGCCTGTTATTTCGCAAAATTCGCTCTGACTGACCCCTTCGCTCTTACGGATAGCCTTCACTTTGTCGCCTAGAGTGCTTGACATGGTTCATTCCTATGAACTAAAGTCACCTTGGTTCATAATTATGAACCCTCAATAACTGAAACCTGCGTGATCTTAAAGGGTACCACTATGAACAAAAACCGACAAAAAAAGGTGATTGGAGTGAGGGAAAATCAATTACCTGCAGATTACCCATTCGGTGACCTGTTAGAGGAATCGATCTCTGATTACGCGCGCCGAATTGGTAAGAATCCGCAAACGATCCGCACTCAGGCCGACACCGGCGCCCTACCGATTTTACAAGCTCGTCCAGGCGCCAAGCGCCGGGTCAATCTTTACGCCATCTACCTGAATGCCAAACGTCACGCGGAGAAGTTTGTCGCGCATATGGGCTCTTGAGGAGGTCGCTCATGACGGAGATGCAACCGCGCGCCCTAATCCAGCTCTCGAAGCACACGTTCGTCTACCGCGGGTTCACTATCCATAAGTGCCCGCGCCATAGCGAAACGAACCGCACCGCCTACCAGCTGATGAGCAACGGGGATTATTTCGGTCGTGATTTCGCATTGGCGGAAGCCATGCGCACAGTCGACAACATGGTCAAAGCTCGGGGAAGAAAATGAAACAGCCTTACAAGATCCTCATTGAGGAGCTCCTGCAGCACTACCACACCAAAACGGCCAACTTGCAGATGGCGACCGCCACCGCGCCAGAGGTTCGCCAGGTATCACTGAACGATTACGCTTTCCGCCTGTGCATTGGCCTGACCGGTTTACTGAGCACCGCAGAAGCCGCTGGCGATGGCCCGGCTGCCGCCGTTATCGATCGCCTGATCATGCGCTGCAACAACGGCGATATTCCGCAACCTGGATTATCTGCATGAGCCGGGTTAACCCGGCCCATCTGAGAGTGCATCCCTTCCATTAACGGTGGGTGATTGGCGTCACGGGATGCGCTCTCAAATGGGGAAAGGTTTAACGCGGTACGCCGCCAGCAAGAGCAGAAACGAGACGTTCAACAATGGAGAGTTTTTCATGATGCTTCTTTTTACCAAGCGAAATCATAGCTCGATTTCTTGCCGGGTTAAAAAGGCTGGAGAGAGCATTACTGTCAAACTCTTCGAGCATATTAACGCGCGCATTCATCTCATCAACACTGAGGTTATGCATTTCGTTAATAAGCGAAAGATATCGCTTAGCCTGCTGACGCGCAGCTTCGGATTTCTTTCCATGCTGAAAGGCAACTCGAATACCACTAATAATTGCAACTATAGCGCCAAACAACTGACTGAGCCCGCTGTTAGCAAAAATACCAGCGCCAAGAATAAGCATCACAGCATTAGCCGTAAGATCAATTCTGCGGTTAATAGTTTCTGTCATCACCTCCAGCCAATAGCTGTACCAAATGCGGAAGCGCAAAGCATATTCAGTCGGCTGTTGTGCCATAAAAATTTACTCCTCGTCATCATCCTCCGGTGGCTCAGGTTTATGCAACACGTGGAAGTCATCGGATTTATCGCGAGATTGCGAATTGTCATTGTCGCCCATAGAGGCTCCTTCTTGTGGTGGGTGGTTGTCATGCCCATGTTCCTGCCAGAACCTGGTGGGCATGGCGAAGATACCACAACGCGGCCGGGCGCGTAATCCCGGAGCGTTCTGGGCAATCACTAAAATCTGGTCGCGTCCTTATAAAAGCGTGGGCTGCAATAGAGCAGATAAATAGATTGCCCTTCCCATGAGCCGGCATGGTTAAAAACCGGCATATATTCCAGTTAGTAATTAGCGCGCTCACTGAAATATAAAAATAACGTTCTCTACAAAATGTCGCTTCACGGTGGCGGGATTCTCACACCCTAAATTCAGGAGGGGTTATGCACGATGACGAATTACACACAGCTTTTATGAATGCGCGCAGTTCTGAACGGTTGCAATTACTTGAGCTGTTAGAGAGCAAACTTGATCGCCTTGCGGCCGATAAAACCTCCCGCGACCAGGTATTCAGTGCGCTAAAAGACTGGATCAACCTTCGCCGCCCCTCCGCCAACGAAACCAAGCCGGAGACAACGCAATGATGACGTTCTTCTTCTCACTCGCTGCTGTTTGGGCGGTTATCTCCATGGGATTGGTTGGCTGGGTTATCTACCGCTATTGCACATTTTGCCGTGCATTCAATCGGCAGTGTTTGCCGCCAGAACAGCGTAATTACGACTAGGAACAACAATGGCCGACCAAATCGATATAGCTCAGGAGCGGCATCAACTGGTTCTTGAGTCTCAAATCGCTAGCGCTCGTCCACAGCCGTGTGGGCCTTCTGCGTTCACTTGCGAAACCTGCGATGCACCGATATCAGAAGCACGCCGCGCTCTCGTTCATGGCGTAACGCGCTGCGTTACCTGCCAGGAAATCCATGAAGCCAAAGCACGACATATCAGAGGTAACCCATGAACAAGCCCGCCCTTAAATGGCTCGGCAGTAAAGCCCGTATTATCGACACACTGCGCCAGCACCTGCCGGAAGGTAGGCGCCTGGTTGAGCCGTTCGTCGGCTCCGGCGCTGTTTTCCTCAATACTGACTATGACAGTTATCTGTTGTGCGACATTAATGCCGATCTGATTAATTTTCATAACGTCGCCAAAAACCAGCCTGAAGTTTTAATCCGCGAAGCGCGCCATCTGTTCAACGCACACCCTGATCAGGAGGGATATTACGGCGTGCGCGCTGACTTTAATCTGCGCTGTGACAGCAATTTCATCTACCGTGCGGCGCAGTTCCTTTACCTGAACCGCCATACCTTCAACGGCGTTTGCCGCTACAACCTGAGCGGCGAGTTTAATTCGCCGTTCGGTCATCGAAAGGCGCCCTACTTCCCAGAAGACGAGATCAGAGCCTTCGCGGAAAAGGCGCAGGCCAAGAAAGCCATTTTCCTGTGCTGCAGCTTCCCCGAGGCGATCAGGATGGCCCAGGCCGGCGACGTGATTTATTGCGATCCGCCGTACATCCCAGCCAGCGCCACCGCCAGCTTTACCAGCTATCACACTGACGGCTTTACCAGCGAGCAGCAGCGCAAGCTGGCGCGCATGCTGCGCATTGCCGCTAAGCACGGCCGCCACGTCGTAGCGTCGAACAGCGAGACAGACACAGCCAAGGCGTTGTACTCCGATTTTGCTATCACCACGCTCACTGCCCGCCGGTCGGTCAGCGCCAAAGCTGCCAGCCGTGCAGATGCTGGCGAGATCATCGCAACAATGAGACCACAAGATACCGGTATCGGCTGGTATCAAAAGATAAGGGCAGGTAACTCCGAGTGACGAATAACTCACGCGGACGGCGCCAACCATCCCCGCCGCTACCCTATTCGGGCAGCGGCGCGGTTGCTTTTGAATACGCGTATTCCTGGAACGCCAAGCGCAACGCCATCGTCACCGAACGTGCCGACGAGCCGGCATCGATCCAGTTATTCGGTGCCACCAATCACGCAGGCGAGCCGGTACGCGTCCCTCTATTTGATATCGCCGGCCAGTCCCGAGTTGCCGATCCCGCACCGCGTCGCCTTCGCCGGCGACTGTCTGCCCTTCCCCAATATATCCGCCGTTATTACACGCAGCGCCTGAGCAACATCGAACAAAGCAAAGGAATGAAGGCCGCTAACGGCTGGCTGATCAATACTTTTGAGCGCCACGTCTTGCCGCGCATCGATGCGGTAAACGAACAGTACCAGATAGGCCAAGTGCCGCCAGCGCTGATCGCCTTTCGTGATGATTTCTTCCGCATCCCGTACAGCGGGAAAAAAGACCTCAAGCGCTTGGCGCACAGGCTGGCCGACTGCATGACAGGCGAGTTTGTCCGCCTCTGCGATTACTGGGCCGCCGCCGCTGACGATCTGGCCTTTGCGGTGATCTATGCCTATGGCCGCATCGGCTACTTAACCCAGCATCTGAATATGTTTGCTCCGGGATGGCAGCAATATTGCAGCGGGCAGTTGAGCGCGGAAGATGCAACGCGCGCCGTCGCGCGCCTCGAATCACCGGCATGGTGGTTGCGCCGTTTGCGCCGCCTCCATGACCAGTGGCGCGAGCACCTCATGATCGCCGCCGGCTATGTCAGCGATAAGGCAACACCCTACTGCAGCGATCCATGCCTGAAAGAATGGCACGCCCAGAAGAAAGCCAACCGCGAGTTTTTGAAGTCGCGGGAACTCGAAGACGTGGACACCGGCGAACGGGTTTCTTTGGTCGATAAGGTGGACGGGAGCGTCGCCAATCCGGCAGTACGCCGCGCTGAGCTAATGAACCGCATGCGCGGCTTTGAGGATTTGGCGAAGGCCCGCGATCTGGCTGGCGAGTTCTACACCCTGACGGCGCCGTCAAAGTACCACGCGATGCAAAGCAAGACTGGGCGCCGCAATAACAAATACCGCGGCGCCAGCCCGCGCGAAACCCAGCGCTACCTGTGTAAGGTCTGGTCAAAGGTACGGGCATCGTGGAAACGCGCCGGCATTCGCGTGTTCGGCTTCCGCGTCACCGAGCCACACCACGACGAAACCCCGCACTGGCATTTGTTGCTGTTCCTCAAGCCTGAGCACATCGAACAGGCACGCGACATCTTCCGGCGCTATGCGCTGCAGGTTGATGGCGATGAGCCTGGCGCCGCCGAATACCGTTTCAGCGTTAAGCCAATGGATGAGCAATTCGGCTCCGCCACGGGCTACATCGCGAAATACATCTCGAAAAATATCGACGGATACGCCCTTGACGACGAGCTGGATCACGACACCGGCGAACCGCTGAAGGATATCGCCAAGCGCGTGAACGCCTGGGCGTCGCGCTGGCGTATTCGTCAGTTTCAGCAGATTGGCGGCGCCCCGGTCACGGTATACCGCGAGCTGCGCCGACTGCGCGATCGCGACCTGTTCCTGCACCCGGAGATCTCGCCCGCGCACATTGCGGCCGATGCCGGCGACTGGGCCGGGTATACCGACGCCCAGGGCGGCCCGTTAGTCGAGCGTCGTCACATCCGCGTGCGCATCGGCTACGACATCACCGAGAACGGCAACGATTACGGCGACGACATCAGCAAGATCGCCGGCGTTTACTCGCCGTTCGCCAGGACGCAACCGATGATTTACACCCGCCTGAACACCTACAAGATAGTCCCGGCCAGCGCCGATCCAGGTTTGGCCGTTGACCTTCAGGCGGCAGCGCCGCCCCTCGGAGTTCTGTCAATAACTGTACGCGGAACGCAGCAGGAGGAAGACAGACAGGGCAGTAATTCCGGCCTTTTGCCACCGGATATAAATGCAAATGGCTGTGCCAGCTGGCCGCCTGGGGGCGATTTTGAGGGGATGACGCGCCGAGAACGGCGGGCCTTCAACGAATACCTGATAGCAGAAGCAAAAAAAACGCGAAGCAAACAGCCCGCTCCGCATCAGCGTGCAATAAAGTCGGCGCAGCACATCGAGCAGATAACAGATTTCGCGGTCTCGATCGGCCTGGTGCTTACCGAACTGGAAGCGAAGAAGTTGGCCGCTGGTGATGAGTTGTCGCTGAACGGCAAGCGCTGGCGGGCTGGCGCCGATGGAGTGATCCGTAAAGCACCGACAAGTTATGCGGAGAAGCGCAGCGCTATCATGAGCCGGGTGTTTGCACTGAAAAATCATCGGTATTGTCACGAACAATGATGTCAGCTTGCCTCAGGCCAGCACTGTAATTACATATAGTATTTTTCTTTCCCACTATGAAAAAAAATGCAATACTATAAGTAGTCCACAAACGACAATTTTAATTTAGATGAAAAACAAGAGGTTACAAAAACAATGGGCGAGTTGAGCGGAATTCAGTCAGATTTAGCCCAGTTAGTCAGACTGGTGATCACTGAACAGTATGATGACGTGCGCCTCTATGTCGCACGCTTGGTTCGTAAGTACCGTGAGTCTATGCCAGCTCTTTCCGAACAATTGGATTTGTATTTACGAAGCAAACCACAGAAACCTACCCAAGGTTTGAGAAAAGCTAACACCCCGGATCTAGCGCCACAGACTATGCCTGTTGACGAAGATTCTAGATTGACCTTGTTGAAAGCTCCATCGGATAAGGCGCAGATTTCCAAACCGATGCTAACAAGCAGTATCGAAGATGCATTGGATCAACTCATCCTCGAGCGCAAAAGCATTAAGAAACTTGAGGATCTAGGTCTAATGCCGACTCGCTCTGCAATCTTTGTAGGTCCTCCTGGTGTTGGTAAAACCCTTACGGCTAGTTGGCTTGCACAGAAATTAGGTGTTCCTTTCTATGTGCTTGACCTGACAGCGGTGATGAGTAGTTACTTAGGCAAAAGTGGTAATAACTTACGAGCGGCTCTGGATTTTGCGAAAAAAGGTCCGTGCGTATTACTTTTGGATGAAATAGATGCAATTGCAAAAAAACGTAGCGATGATTCAGATGTAGGTGAACTTAAACGCCTAGTGACTGTTATTTTACAAGAAGTTGATGAATGGCCGTCATCGAGCCTACTTCTTGCTGCTACTAACCATGCAGAACTGATAGATCCAGCGCTCTGGCGTCGATTTGATCTTGTCCTAAATTTTGATAAACCAGATCAAGCTGCTATTCGTGACGCAGTAACAAGATTTTTGGGGCCTGATTACGCCATTTTTGGACGATGGATGGACGTTTTGGCCTTAGCATTTAAAGACGAGTCCTTCAGTAATATAGAACGCTCTATAAATAGATTTAGACGCTCTGTTGCTCTAGGTATCGCATCTGATGAAGAACTAATTGAAGAGTTCATAAAAGGGAGGTTATCTGAGCTTGACAGAAATGAAAGGATAGAGATAGCAGTTAGTCTTACTAAAAACTCTAAGTTACCTCAGCGCGCGATATCAGATTTGACCAGCGTCAGCAGGGATACGATTAGGAAGTATCGTTCAGTTAATATTGATTAGACACAGTAAGGAACTATTATGCCAAAAACAAACTTTTTAATTGGTAGAGGTGAATTGTTAACCCATGACATTCCCGGCCCAAGAAGAAGAATGGATAAATCTGAGGTATACACTTTAGCTGAAGCAAAGCAAAGACTTGTACCTCAGGTGAAATCTACAATTGAGGCTTTTGATACCTTACCGTCCTCCGCATGCCCGAATGACTATGCGGTTGCGAAACTCACCCTAAACCCTAGCTACATTGCACGATCATTTTTCCCGTCAGCGCTGTTAAAGGATACAGGGTTAGAGTCTATCGGCAGCAAAACCGTAAAAATCACCCCTGACAGTTGGAAAAGAAAAATAGAAGTTACTGAATACCCGACAACTCAGATATTTGTTGCAGGCAAAAGGACATCATTCACTAACTTAAAGAAATGGATCGATGAGTTAAAGGTAAACTCTGATGAAGCAATTGACTTTGCAAGAGTAGAGCAATTTCAGCCTTATTTACCGGAAGAACGAATTGTAAGCAACCTGCCGGATAATAACTCATACTTTGAAGTTGGCATTCATTTATTGGCCGATGACGGTCGTGACTTCATTCAACAACATTTCATAAAGTATGCCACTTCATTAGGTATTACTGTTCATAATGAACTGGCCTTTACCGCAGGAACGCTTTGGTTCCTACCAGTCAAAGGTCATATTACAGAAATTAATAAATTAGCTAAGTTTACATTTGTACGGGTAATTCGACCTGTACCAAAGCTTCGTGGCATCCGTCCTATGCGTCGAGCAGGGGGAGCTGAGGCACAATGCATTCTTCCATCAGAAGGGCCACTATCCCCAGAAATTAGGGTTGCTATTCTTGATGGTGGATTGCCAGAAAAGCACCCTATTTCGCCATGGCTGAGATCATATCGAGTAATGGATGATCATGCCGATGATGATCCGGATGCACTTGATCACGGGTTGGCTGTCTCTTCTGCATTTTTATTCGGGCCAATCAATACCAAAGGAGAAATACCTCGACCGTATTCCTCCATTGATAATTTGAGGGTGCTTGACAATAAAACATGTGAAGAAGACCCATTAGAACTATACCGAACCTTAGGATTTATAGAGGAAGTATTGCTTTCTAGACAATATCAATTTTTGAATCTTAGCCTAGGGCCAGATTTACCTATCGAAGATACCGATGTCCACGCATGGACCTCTGTGATAGACGATTTATTGAGTGATGGCGATACACTGATGACCGTAGCAGTTGGAAACAACGGCGAAAGAGATCGTCAATCGGGTAATGCTCGAATTCAAGTACCATCTGACTGTGTTAATGCGCTCGCTGTTGGGTCAAGTGACTCAACTAATGAAAGTCAATGGAAAAGAGCTTCATATAGTGCAATGGGGCCAGGAAGAAGTCCCGGTGTCATGAAGCCAGACCTAGTGGCTTTTGGTGGTGAAACCACTGAATATTTCCATGTGCTTAGCAAGGGAGAAAAGCCTGTAGTATCGCCAGAAAGAGGAACTAGCTTCGCGGCTCCTTACGCTTTGCGATCTGCTGTGGGAATACGTTCTATCTTGGGTAGTGAACTAAGTCAACTTGCTATTAAGGCATTACTTATTCATGCCTCCAAACCTCTTGAACACCCATGTACTGAGGTAGGTTGGGGAAAACTACCAGAAAATTTAAGTGAAGTGATTATAAGCCCAGATGGAGTTGCCAGAATCGTCTACCAAGGGGAATTAAAACCGGGAAAATACCTACGAGCACCGGTGCCTATTCCTGATGGCGGATTAAAAGGAACTGTAAACCTGACAGCCACATTCTGTTATGCAACGGCTACAGACCCGCAAGACTCAGCCTCTTATACAAAAGCAGGGTTAGAAATATCGTTTAGGCCAAATGATGCCAAAGTAAAAGAAGGTAGCAAAAATGCAGACACTGCCGGTTTCTTTGATTTGAAGAAGTTTTCAACAGAAAGTGAACGGCGTTCTGACATGGGGAAATGGGAAACAGTGTTGCATAGCACAAAAAACATGCGCGGTTCTTCATTAAAGAATCCAGTGTTCGACATTCACTATAATGCGCGCGAAGCTGGAGCAAGCATCGTTAGCCACAAAGCCGACAAAATTAAATACGCGCTTATCATTACAGTACGAGCTGCAAAACATCAGGATCTCTATAACGAGATATTGCGCGCTTATAATCAGATACTAGTTCCAATTCAACCTCAAACATCTATTACCATCAGACCGTAATCAGATCACCTCTCCTCCCAAGATTTGGGAGGAGAGGCCATTGAATCCTTCTGCACGAGCCCGCACAATTTTGCACAATAATTCGATCTCCCCCATTCTGAACCTGCGCCAGTGCTGGCGCGGGTTAGATCTACTTTGGATCTTGCACAAAAAAGAGGGTGTGAGGCGCGCAGGCGAGGCGGGGGAGCAAGCGCGCGCTTTGGGGTATGGGAAGGGGGTCGTGTGTTGCCTGAATGGGCCGCTGTGAGGCTCTCGCCGTCGTGGTGCTAATGAGGTGATGAACAGGCGTTAACGCGCCAGTGGCCCGCATAGCGCGGCTGGCGGTGGGGAACGGTTCGAAGTGATGGGCGTGGCGCTTGATGGGGCTACTTGTCGGGGGATGGCCGCCATAGACAGCGGCGGCCGTGCTGCAGCGCCGGGGTTACTCTACATCGAGCAGTGCATACGGGTTGAAGCGGATCACCTCCTCCCCCATCCAGTCGTTGACGTGCTTCATGGCTTCCATGATGGGCGTCAGCTCGTTAATGGCGAACACCCGCGCCGCCTTCTCCACGTCGCCGAAGGTGCCGTTACCTTCCGGCATGGCGCCCATCAGCTGCGGCGGTACGCGGTGCGCGGCAAGGATATCGTCACGTGTAGCGGACTTGACGCCCAGGAATTCATCTTTGGCTGAGATCTGGCTGAACGGCAGGATCTGCACCGAGTCCTTACCGCCGTTAGGCGCGTGCAGCAGGATGTTTTTGAATGCCCCGCCGCGGCGCGTGTCGGTCAGTGTCTTCTTGAGCTTGTCGAGGCTCTCCTGATCGGCGATCGCGCTGTTGACGTAGACGATACAGCCGGCATGACTGCCGTTGTCGTAGTACAGCTTGCGGAACGTGTCGGCCGAGTGCGAAAGGTTCGCGGACAGCAGGCCCGCGAAGTACTCCGGCATGCCGTAGATCTCCTGGTGAATGTCCGGGTTGATCACATGGCAGACGGCGCCGGTTGGAAACTGATAATCATCAAGCCCCGCCTGGATAAACCAGTAAGTATCCAGGTCAGAGCCGCGGCGGGTGTACTTCGCCAGCGTATGGTGCAGTGCCAGCGGCCCGCCTAACACGTTGCGGCGCCGCTCAAGATAGGCATTGCCGAACACCACCCAATCCATGGCGAATGCCAAGAACGCCTGGCGCGACAGCAGCTTGTGCGGGATGAAACAACCGGCCAGCACGTTACGCTTGAATATCAGCGCCGACTGGTGCCAGCTGGCGTGGCCGAACTGGCGAGCCAACCCGTACCAGCTGATCGGCGTGTCGTAGTAGCGGCCGTTGTCGGCGCAGTACATCGAGTCGAGCAGGTCATAGGACGAGCTGACCGGCCAGGGGCCGTCGAATGAGAAGGTACTCAGGCCAGGGAGTTTTTGCAGCTCGGTCGCCAGATCAAGCTGCGTGTCTGCGGCGGGCTGCTGGCGCTGCCGCGGTGATTTTCGTTTGCTCACGTTAATACTCCATAACCGTCATTGTGCTGCCGCCATCTTGTCCCAGCGGCTCGTTGATAATGGCCAGCATCGTCGCCCAGGCAAGGTCGCCATGGCTGACGCCGCGGCTGCGGTCGGTGTCATAGGTGATCACCCCGCCAGGCGTTACCACTTTGCGCACCGCGCTGAATGCCGTGATCAGGTCACGCTCCCCGCGGTCGAACTCCCAGCGACCGCCGCGAACCAGCTGCTGCATCTTCAATACCAGCATGCGCTTGCTGGCCGGGTTGAACTGGTAGCAGACCGCCGCCGGGAACTTCTTCTTCACCAACTGCCAGACCGCCTCACCAATCCCCTGCCCGTCAATGCCGATATGCTGCACGTTATAGCGATCCAGCATGCCAATGATCAGATTGGCCTGCGCCTCGAACTCCATGCCGCGGATGCGCTGCGTCTCGATGGTGCGGAACTTGCCACCGGCGACCAGCGGCACGGCGTTAACGGAGATCGCTCCGCTGTCACCTTTCCCGCTGGCGCCGTTCGGATCATAACCAATCCAGACCGGCCGATCGGCCAGCGGCCGCATGGCGTAAGGTTTCCAGTCGAGCCAGTCGTCATAACCATCGGCGCCGCAGGTCAGCAGCATGTTGTAGTCAAAGGCCGATTCGCCGTTGCGGATAAACTGGCAGCCGTAGAGGTTGTCGTATTCCTCCGGGCTGTTCTCGTCGCGGATTTCATCGATATCGGTCAAATCCCAGCCGTGATCGATGGCGTCCTGCAAGGTGACGATCTGGCGCCAGATCTTGTCCGGGCACATTAACCCGCTGTTCAGCGTCTTCCAGGACGTGTCGAACTCCACGCGACTACTGCTGGCGCGCCCCTTGTTGAACGCCTCCCCTGTCCAAAACGGGTACGCTTCATGGCTTTCCGCCGATGGCGTGGAGAAGTAGGTACGCGTCAGCCCTTTCAGCGTCGCCATAGCGCCGGCGACTTTTTTCAGGTTGGCGAACTGGCCCACCCAGAAAAACTCGTCAAAGAACAGGTTGCCGGTGTAGGACTGCGCCGTCGCTGCAGACGTGCCGAGGAAGTGCAGCTCGGCACCGTTGAAAAGCTGGATCATGTCGCCGCCCTTCAGCTCGACGTCGACCTCCGCCGCGGCGGAACGAATGAAGCTGCGGAACTGATACGCCTGCCGGCGGCTGGCCGACAGAAAGATCTGGTTGAGCTGGTGCTTGTACTTCACATCGTCAGATAACGCGCGGATCAGCGCCTCGCGCGCAAAATACCAGGTCGCCCCCACCTGGCGACTCTTCAGGATCATCCGGTTGCGGTAGTGGTGATTGTCATACCAGCCTTGCTGGTGCCAGTGCAGCGACCCCAGGATGTTCTGCCGCAGCTGCGCGATCTGCGAATCAGAGAAGAAGTTTTGCTTCTTGCGCACCTTCTTTTTCGGCTGGGTGGCCAGCGTGCCGTTGTCCAGTTTCTTCAGCTGGCGCGTCAACAGGTCGATTTCCTTGAAGTCGCCGCCGCTCTTCTTGTCCTTGCCGGTCAGCTGCACCAGGCGCGCATCGATCGAGGTGGTGACGCGCTGGATAGGTGGCGTTTCATCCCATTCGTCGCGCTTCTTCCAGGCGTAAACCGTGTTCTGGTTGATACCCATCAGACGCGCGATTTCCGCCGGCGGATACCCCTGCCAGTAAAGCTGTCGTGCGCGGTGCCTAGTGAATGTTTCCTGAACCGTCATTGTCTCCCCCATGTCCTGCCGGGGAGGTTAACCCGCGCGCGCGGGGGCTTTCTCGCGGTGCCGGCTGTCGCCGTTCTCCGACAACAACAACGCGTTGAGACGGGGCCGGACGCCCTGCCATCATCACCGGGAACTCAACAGAATCGTGAGCAAGCAGACATGGCAAGCACAACGAGCACCCGTAAGAAATTCCGCGTTATGACCTCCGGCGTCACTATCGACGGCCGTCAGGTCACCCGCGATCAGATCCATGCGATGGCGGCGTCATATAACCCATCGCTCTATGGCGCCCGCGTCAATATCGAGCACTACCTTTCTCCGTTCCCAGACAGCGAGTTTTGCGCAATGGGGGATGTTGCGGCCCTTTCCGCCGAAGACATTTCCGAAGGGCCGTTAGCAGGGGAAGCATCTTTGTTCGCTGAGATCGAACCCACGGCACGCATGAGGGCCATGACCGACGACGGTAAGAAAATCTTTTCCAGCGTCGAGATCCATCCCAAATTCCCGACGACCAACGGCCCGTATCTGGTCGGCCTGGCGATGACCGACACCCCGGCAAGTCTGGGCACTGACAAGCTGAAATTCACCGCCGAGAAACGCGGGGAGATCATGCGATTCAGTGCTGCGGATGCTGAAACGACGATGTTCACTACCGCTTTCGAAGCTGAGTTGATGCAGGCAGACCAGTCACGTTCAACCACCGGCAACGAGTGGTTCTCCCGCGTCATGGGCATCCTCGGCAAGGGCAAGAAAACCGACGATGAGCGCTTCAGCCAGGTGCATCAGGCGGTAGAGGCCGTGGCGACGGCGCAGGCCGACTTGACCGACCAATTCAGCGCCACCGCGCAGGAAAACGCCAGCAACAAGCAGGCCATCGCGAAGTTGACCGCTGACCTGGCTGCGATGAAGCAGCAGGTTGAAACCACGGACGGCAGCTTCAGCCGTCGCCCGCCGGCCGGCGGCGGTGGTAACGCGCAGTTGGCTGACTACTAAGCCAGCACCTGACCGATATTCACTACAAGAGAAACGAACATGGAAAACATCACCCGCGAGCTGTTCGACCAGTACATCAGCCGGCAGGCCCAGCTAAACCGCGTATCGCCGGCCGCCATTGCGGCAAAATTCGCTGTCGATCCGACGGTGCAGCAGAAGCTGGAAGCCGCCGCACAGGAAAGTGACTCTTTCCTGAGCAAAATTAACGTCTTCGGCGTGACCCAACAGATCGGCCAGAAAGTACTGATCGGCAGCAAAGGCCCGCTGGCCGGTGTGAACAACAGCACCACCACGCGCCGCAACCCGGCCGATAACAGCAAAATGGAGCCGTACAACTACATGTGCCGCAAGGTCAACTACGACTACGGCATCAGCTATGAGCAGTTGGACGCCTGGGCGCATCAACCGAACTTCCAGCCGCTGATCAGCAGTGCAATGGCGCGCCAGATGTCGCTTGACCGCATCATGATCGGTTTCAACGGCACCAGCTACGCCGATCCGTCCAACCGCGCCGCCAACCCGCTGCTGCAGGACTGCGGCATCGGCTTCCTTGAGAAAATCCGTAAGGAAGCGCCACACCGCGTTATTTCAAATATCACGGTCACCTCGCGGGATGAGGACAACAAGATCATCACCAAAGGCACCTACGGCAACGTATCGGCTGCGGTGTATGACGCCAAAAACAGCCTGATGGACGAATGGCACAAGCGTAACCCGGATAACGTGGTGATCCTGGCCGGCGATCTGCTGACGACCAGTAATTTCCCGGCAATCAACGCCATGAGCCAGACCAACCCGAACACCGAAATGTTGGCCGGTCAGCTGATTGTGGCGCAGGAGCGCGTCGGGAACATGCCGACCTTCATCGCGCCGTACTTCCCGGTCAACGGCATCCTGATCACGCCGTTTAAGAACCTGTCGATCTACTACCAGCGCGGCGGCCTGCGCCGAACCATCAAGGAAGAGCCGGAGTACAACCGCGTCGCGACCTACCAGTCGTCGAACGATGACTTCGTGGTCGAGGACTACGGCAACGTCGCCTTTATCGACGGCATCACCTTCGCGCAGCCTGAGAACGGCGGTTAATCACTCGGGCGGGCACCTGCCCGCCCCCTTTCGGGGACAGGACAATGCTGACACCGGCACAACGACATTTTCAGCGCGTGATGGCGGAGCGCCACGGTAAGACCGAGGAGTTCACAGAAGCCGCCCGCACCGCGCATGAACAAATCCTTCACCGCCTGCGCATGGATCAGAGTGCACTCAAGCGCGTGCAGTCCGACCAGGCGAAAGCGGAGATGAAAAAGCAGCTGCTTCCGCACTATGAAGGCTGGATCGAAGGCACGCTCGACGGCAACAGCGGCCGGCAGGACGAGGTCATCGTCACTCTGATGATCTGGGCGATTGACGCCGGCGATTATCCGCTGGCGGTACGTATCGGCCGCTATGTCATCGAGCACAACCTCGCGATGCCTGACCAGTTCCGCCGCACAGCGGCGACGGCCCTTGTGGAAGAGCTTTGCGATCCCATTCTGGTGCAGGTCAAGGCCGACGAGAGTACCGATTTGACCGCACACCTGCAGGTGCTGGACGAGCTCGCGCAAATCGTCGATGGCAAGGATATGCCTGACGTGGTGCTCGCCAAGCTGTTCAAGGCGCGCGGCTTTGCCTTGCGAGGTGGCGATGATGTCGCCCAGGCGAAGGCGCTGGAACTGCTGCGCCAGGCGCTGAAACTGGACGCCAACGCCGGCGTTAGGAAAGCGATCGAGAGCCTGGCACGCCAGGTCAAGAAAGCCAGCCAGAACACCAGCGGCTCCGGCGATAACGATGCCGACACCTCCGGCGCCGCGACAACGACCGACGCTGCAGCAGCATCAAAAACGACTGTACCGGCCACCCAGCGCCGGCAGCGCAGCAGCACCGCGCGTAAGCCATCAGCCGCTAAAAAACCGCCGGCAAGGGCGCCGGTAAGAAAACCAGGCAGGACGCCACCGAATAAAACGACTTGCGCCCCGTGCGCTGGCGGCGCGGGCGGAGATCTGCAGCGCTTCGCGTGTGCTTTTCCCCGCCCGCTCACCGCCACCTTTTGAGGAGATTGGGCCATGAGCCTTGTTGCCGGGCGTACCGTCACCCCCGCCGCTGACGATGTACCAGATACCGACGATGGCGGCGAGACCATCACAGCCGGCCCCTTCTGGCCCGCGATTGCGCTCAAGGACGTGCGCCTTGAGATGCGCATCACCGGCGCGGTGACCACCACCCGCTTAAAGCAGGCCGCGATTGAAGCGACAGGCCATGTGATCGACCAGCTGACGGGCTGGCAAGCGAGCCAGTTGAAAGCCGGCTTCGCGTCGCTGGAGACCGTGCCAGCCCGTCAAATCAATGACGTGAGTGTGAAGATCCACCGCTACCGCCGCGCGGTATTCAGCATCACCCGCGCGCTGCTGATCGAAAACTATCGCGACGTCGACACCACCGGCGACGCCGGCGAGAAACGCGCCGCCGGGTTGACGATACAGGCGGCAGATCTGTGGAGGGATGCCCGCTGGGCTATCGCCGATATTCGCGACGAAGTGCGCAATTTTGCGGAGGCATTTTAGTGAAGGTGCAAGCAATGCAGGGCGACACGCTGGATCTGCTGTGCCAGCGACACTACGGCACCACGCAAGGCGTGACAGAAATCGTGTTGGCCGCCAATCCGGGGATCGCCGAACAGATATTTTTGACCGCCGGCCAGATGGTCGAGCTGCCGGAGATCGAACGTTCAACCCAACAGGAGACGGTGCAGCTATGGACGTAATCGACCGCCTCTGGAACTGGGTGATCTACTCCTATTCCACCGTGCTGATGGGCATCGGCATGATGACGCAGCGCGAATGGCTGGCGACAGGCGGGCTGGTGATCGGCCTTATCGCCGCGGCGCTGGGCGAAATCCACCGCCGCCGGGTGGCGCGCAGCCAGGCGACCACCAACGCCCTGCTGGCGCAGCTGGTTGACGCGGTGCGCAGCGATGCCGAGAACCGGCAGGATGTGAAGGCGCTGATCAGCGAGCTGAAAGGGGGCCACCGGTGAGACGAAAAAGCGTTATCGCCTGCAGCGTGGCTGCCATTGTGGCGCTGGCCGGTGCCCTGTGGCCCGAGAAGGTGCGCACCAGCCAGGCGGCACAGTTGAAAATGGCGAAGTATGAGGACTGCCGCAAGACGCCCTACTACTGCCCCGCCGGCGTGCTGACCATCGGCATGGGCTCAACGACCCGCGTCGAGGATCGGCAGTACTCGGAAACGGAGATCGCCGAGCGTTGGGTAAACGACCTGGTACGCGCGGAAAAGTGTATCAACAGCAACTTTAACGGCGCCGCCGCCCCGCAATTCGTGTTTGAAGCGCTGACCGACGTCAGTTTCAACGTGGGTTGCACCGGGATCAGTTGGTTCACCGATCGCCAGGGCAAAAAGCAGCGCACCACGCTGTGGAAATACGCGCAGGCGGGCAACTGGCCCGGCGTATGCCAGCGCCTGACCGACTTTGTGAACTCCGGCGGCAAGCGCCTGCAAGGGCTGGTTAACCGGCGGGAAGAGTTCAAAGCCTGGTGCCTGTCTGACCCGGTTCTGAAGGTCGAGAAATGAAAGCGGCCGCGGTATTGATCCTGCTGTTTCTGGCGGCGCTGGCCGGGATGGGATGGCAGAAGCATCAGCGGGAACTGGCCGAACAGCGCCGCGATATTGCCGAGCGCGCCGTCGAGCAAACCGGGGATGTACTGGCCGAAGTGCGCGCTCTGCGTGCCGACGTCGGCGAGATTGAGGCCGGAATGAAGAAGCTGAGCGAGAAGCGCGGCACCAATGGAGAGCAACGACGTGAAACCATCAAGACTGCGCTGGACGGCGAAACGTGTGCCGTTACTCCTGTGCCTGTTGCTGTCGCTGACAGCCTGCAAAAACGCGCCGCGGAAGTCCGCGCCGCAGATTATTCAGGAGCCTTTGCCGGCCAGCCTGACGGCAAACACTGATGTGCCTGCAGCACCGTCACCGATGACTTACGGCAGCCTGGCGCCCTGGGCGGATCGGCTGCTGGATGCGCTGGACACCTGCAACGCCGATAAGGCGGCCATACGAGAACTCGAACTACGGCGTATCGCCAGGGGGATGAAGTGAAAAAAGCCGAACTGCTGCGCGACGCGCTGACTGCGGCCAGTGCCTGGTGCAAGGCCAATCCTGAGCTGTTCACCGTTTTTGTTGAAAAGGGGCATATCGAAATCCAGGCGACCGGCGAGCCTTCGTTTATGTACGTTTATCCGCTCCAGGTATTCGTGATGAACTACCCGGGTGATCTAGATGACCTGATGCTGCCACTGTTGGGATGGATATGGGAATACCAGCCAGACCTGCTATTGAACCCGGATAAAAACAAAAGCATTGAGTTCGAAGCTGATATTGCAAACGACGACACTGCCGATCTGTTGCTGAAGGTGCCAATTTGGGAGCGTGTCATGGTAACACGCCAAAATGGAAAGCTTCTTACACAGCACCTGGCGGAAGACAAGCCCCGCATCAACGGCGGCGACTGGCAAATCGTGTTCGATCCTGAGAATAACGGGGAGCTGGTGCCATGACCGATGCCGCGCTATTTCATGAACTGGATCAGGTATTCGCCGATATTCTCGGCGGCATGTCTCCCGCCGGGCGTATACGCACCGCGCGTGAAGTCGGCCGCATGCTGCGCCAGAGCCAGTCGCGGCGCATTGCACGCCAGGAAAACCCGGACGGCTCAAAATTTGAGAAGCGCCGCCGCAAGGTGCTGCGCTCACAGGCCGGGATTGGCTTTATCTGGAACGGCGAAACCCGCCGCCTGAAAAACTGGCGGGCAACCAAGGGCAGCCGCGGCCGCATGCTGACCGGTTTCGATGAAGGCCGTGGCGCCGTCCGCTCATTCTATCGCGAGGATATCGAGCGTTACCTCGATATCAACTTCAGGCAGACGCGCAAGGACACCACCAAGGCCGATCCGATGTTTCGCCGGTTGCGCACCGCGCGCTTCCTGAAGGCGCGCGCCGATGCCGGCGGCGCCACCGTCGGTTTTACCGGCGTTGCGGGCCGTATTGCGCGCACGCACCAGTACGGCCTGCGCGACAGGGTGAACAAGTCCGGCGCGATGGCGTCCTACCCACGCCGCGAGGTGCTGGGGATCACCAAAGCCGACCGCATGGCGATCGCCCGCTCGGTCATTGACTCGCTGGGGGTGAAATAGTGGACGCGGCCGAACTTATTCGCCTGCTGGAAAACCTGATCCGCGTTGGCGTGGTCACGGCGATCGACGAAGACAACAAGCACGTGCGCGTCGCCACCGGCGGGTTAGATACCACCTGGCTGCGCTGGAATGCGCAGCGCGCCGGTGCATTCAACATCTGGATGCCGCCGTCGCTCGGCGAGCAGGTCTGGCTGCTGTGCATCGGCGGCAATCCGGAGACGGCCATTATCGGTGGCAGCCTGTACAGCAACGATCACCCCGCCCCCGGAGGCTCGCGTAACGAGATGGTGATCACCGCCCCGGACGGCGCCAGATTCCGATATGACGCCGACGCCGGCGCGCTGGAAGTCAGCGGTATCAAGTCCGCCAAGGTGTCGGCCGAGGCCAAGATCACGCTGGACTCGCCCATCGTCGAATGCACCGAGCTGCTCAAAACCAAGCGATTCGACGTCAGCGAAGGCGGCGAGATGCATGGTGATTTCAATCACAGCGGCGGCGCCTTCGTGTCGAACGGCGTGAAGGTCGACAATCACGGCCACGGCGGCGTGCAGCGCGGTGGCGACTGGACGGAGGGCACCCGATGAGCGAGAAGTACCGCGGCATGAATAACAGCGGCACCGGCACGCTGACCGATGCGGATCACGTTTGGCAGTCCGCCAATGACATTCTGCTGACGCCCATCGGTTCGCGCGTCATGCGCCGTAATTACGGTTCGCTGGTGCCAGACCTGCTCGACAGCCCGCAAAACGACGTCACCCGCCTGCAGCTCATGAGCGCGACCGTGATCGCGCTGGCGGCATGGGAGCCGCGCCTTGCGCTGGACACCATCAACATCAGCTATTCGTCCACCGGCGCCGTCACGGCCGAGATGTCCGGCATGCTGACGGAAAGCATGGAGAAAAGCACCGGGACGATTGAGTTAAGGAGCCACAACGATGCCAACGATTGACCTGTCGCAGCTGCCATCGCCGCAGATCATCGAGCCGCTCGACTTCGAGACGATACTCGTTGACGTCAAGGCAGTGATGATCGCCGCCTTCCCTGCTGACCAGCAGGCGTCGGTTGCCGCCGCCCTGTCGCTGGAGTCCGAGCCGCTTAACGTGATCGCCCAGGCGATGGCCTACCGCGAATTGCTGTTGCGCCGGCGAATCAACGAGGGGGCCGCCGCCTGCATGCTGAGCCACGCCGAAGGCACCGACCTGGACAACCTGGCCGCCAACCTCGACACCGAGCGCCTGACGATCACCCCGGAAACGGACACGTCCGACGCGGTGATGGAGAGTGACGAAGCCCTGCGCCTGCGCGCGCAATCCGCGTTCGAGGGCATGAGCGTGGCCGGCCCGTCGGCGGCGTATGAATATTTTGCCCGCAGTGCCAGCGGCAAGGTCGCCGACGCCAGGGCAACCAGCCCGGCGCCGGCGGAGGTGGTGATCGCCGTCCTGTCGACCGACGGCGACGGCACCGCCTCGCCAGAGCTGCTGGCCGCCGTGACGGCCGCCGTCAACGATGAGGAAGTCCGGCCGCTGGGCGACCGCGTAACGGTTCGCAGCGCGGATATCGTCGACTATTCGATTGATGCCGAGCTGTTCCTGTATCCGGGGCCAGAGTCGGAACCCATCATCAACGCCGCCATGGCGTCGCTGCGTGGCTTTTTGGCCGACAACGACAAGAAGATCGGGCGTGACGTTGCCAGATCGGCGATCTCCGCCTCGCTGCATGTGCAGGGGGTGCAACGTGTGGTGCTGCGTTCGCCGTCGACTGACCTACAGATCTCCGACACGCAGGCTGCGCGCAACATCGGCTACACGGTAGAGAACGGCGGGACGGATGAATAACACCCTGCTCCCCCCGTCAGCCGGCGCCTGGATGCGCCACACCGAAACGGTCACTGCGCGACTGTCGGCGATCACCGTCGCGCTACGCACGCTTTGGACGCCGACCGCCTGCCCGGTTGAGTTGTTGCCGTATCTCGCCTGGGCGCTGTCGGTCGACCGCTGGGACAAGAACTGGCCGACAGAGAAAAAGATAGCGGCGATCCAGCAATCCTACTGGCAGCACCGCCGCAAGGGCACCCGCGCCGCGGTGCGGCGGGTGATTGAGAGCATGGGATTTTCTGCCGCCTTTGCCGAATGGTTCGACACCGGCGATCGGCCGGGCACCTTCCGGCTTGAGGTCGACGTCAACGACGTGGGGATCACCATCAAGACGCTGAGTGAACTGGAAAGAGTTGTCGGCGACGCCAAACCCGTCAGCCGACACCTTGCCAATCTCACGATCGCCACCAGAACAACAGGCATCATCGCGATCGGTGCGACCGTCACTCACGGCGACATCATCACGATTTATCCGCAGGACGTAGAAGCGGACGACGCAATTATTTATGAAGGCGCACAGCGATATAACGGCAACGCCTATTATTCCGGGGTTATGAAATGACAAAAATCACAGAGATCGAACGCTGGGAAGACGAAGTTCACTTGATAGCGCGCAGCGAACGCGTGGCCGGCGGTCGTGACGGCGCCGTCAATAAACAGGCTGGGCAACTGGCTAACCGTACCCTACACCTAAAGCGCGAGGTGTCTGCCGTCAGTGATTTGGCTCTCGCCGATATGGGGGTTTATGCCTCAGCAACTGACGCCCAAAATGCCATCAATGCCGGCGTTGAAAAGCGTCGATTTTTCTCCGTTAAGGGCAGCGGTAATATTTGGGCATGGCGCTATGAAAATGTGGACGGCGCAGCCACACGAACCCATGACTACCTGCGCAATGGCAAATCCATCCTGCATATTGAGCAATGGTTGGGTGTCCGGTTGTACGACCAAACAGGCGAGACAAACAATTATTTTGTCAGGGCTACCGGGCCAGATTCAGGAAAAATCCAAACCTCACCGGGTACGGCGGTCGCCTGCTTCCCGGTTTATGCCGGCCAGACCTATAATGTCACGGCCGCCGATTACCGGTCTGATTATTTTGCTATCACGCTGAAAACGGATAGCTCACTGACCGGTGATACGTTGGGATTAGTTTCAATTACAGACAACGGTGATCGCAAGTCGTTTACTGTTCCACCTGACAGCCCGGCGAAATTTGTCTTTATTAATACCGTCATCCCAAATGGTCAATTCGATATTCGGGATAATCTCTCCGTTGAAGTAGACCAAATCAATCAGGTTAACGGCATTCCCATTGTCGATGCCTGGGCGCGTGAATCGCTGATCGGAAGCAGTCTTGCATTTGTTGAAGAGGATGGCGGGCAGCTGTACGCACCGGAAAATGACCAGGTGAATTATTTTGTCAGGGCGCTCGGCGCTGACGCGGGGAAAATACAGACGTCTCCGGGCGCAATGCTGACGTATTTCCCCGTCACCCCCGGTAAAAAATACACGGTCTATGCATCAGACTTTACCCCGAATTTCTTTGTCGTCGCATTGAAAACTGACAGCGCATTAACGGGGAGCACGCTGGGGCTGATTGAGCTGGAAAACAGCGGGAGCTACAGATCGTTCTCCGTACCGGCAGACAGCCCGGCGCGATTTGCGTTTATGAACGTCGTGCTGCCACTGCAAAAATGGGATATTCGCGCTGGATTGACAGTAACAGGCCCCGCGCTGAAAGCGAAAAGTATCAACGGCCATGAGGTATACGATGCCAAAGCCCGCGATATGATTGCAAGTTTGGGCGAGTCGTCGATTTTAACGGGTAAAGAAGCGGTCTATTTTGGCGACAGCATTACAGCCCAAAATCCCCGCACAAAGAAAAACTATCACGAATACATCGCCGAGGCTGTTGGCGGGATGCAGATCAGAAACTATGGGATCAGCGGCAGCGGATTTTATAACCGCTACGCGGATGCAGCCACCATTAAAGAAAACCCTGATTATGTCGTGATATTTTTGGGTACAAACGATTTCGGCGAAGTGGGAGGCCGAAAACCGCTGGGCGCACTTTTCGACGAGGGAACGGCGACGGTGTCGGGATGCATAAATAGATTGCTCCGGGACATTATCACCAAATTTTACGACAAAAAGATCGCAATATTGACGCCTATCCCGCGCCTGACAAGCTACGGCAGCAATGCGAGCAATAACGCGTCAGGATTTACGCTTGAGCAGCTTGCGGAGTTAATTCAGCAATACGCGGCGCATTACTCTATCCCCTGCCTCGATCTTTACCATGAGAGTAATCTGCCGGTGTATATCCCCGCAGGCAACGCGCACTATTTTACGCAGCCAGGCGGGACGCAGCCGGACGGGCTGCACCCAAATGATGCCGGCCATCAGGTAATGGCGAGGAAAATACGCGTCTTTATGGAGTCCCTTTAACAGCCGGGCGGATTGCACATGATGAAAAAATATTACTCTGTTATCACAAACATCGGCGCGGCCAGGCTGGCCGACGCTGTCGCCACCGGCACTCTGTTGGACATTACCGAGATGGCCGTCGGCGACGGCGGCGGCGTATTGCCACGGCCAAACCCAGAACAAACGGCGCTGATCAATGAGGTCTTCCGCGAGCCATTAAATCGCCTGTCCATTACCAGTGCTGCCGCTAATGTCGTTGAGGCTGAAATGATTATCCCCGCCCAGGCTGGCGGGTGGTGGCTGCGCGAGGTAGCGTTGTTCACGTCCGATGGTGCATGTATAGCCGTCGGTAACATGCCGGAAAGTTACAAACCGCTGACGACTGACGGCTCAAGCCGCACCGCGGCTGTGCGTATGCAACTGACGGTCAGCAGCACTGACAATATTGAGCTGATTATCGATCCGGCCGTCGTCATCGCTACCCAGCAAGACGTTACCGCCGTAAAAAACGAGGCCAAGGACTACACGGACGAGGAGTTGAGCAAGCTGGACGAAAGCATAAAAAATGCCATCGCTGACGCTGTGAAAGGAGCTATCCGCGACGCCTGGGAGCAAGACAACCCTGTCGGCTCGTCGCGCCTGTTCAATCAGAACGTGAACCCTAACACTAAATGGCCGTGGTCAACATGGGAGTATGCCGGCGAACACCTGACGATCAGAACAGCAAAAGCGGACGGTTCAGACGTCGGCACTTTGGGCGGCAACGATACGGTAAACATCACGCGCGCCAACCTGCCACAGTCTGTGCTGAATGTGTCGGGAAGCACAAGCGAGCAAGGGGCGCAGACGCTGCAAACAACGCCGGCGGGTAGACACAAGCATCAGGGAGGAATGTCCGCGCCAGGCGAAGCGTGGGATGGCGATTATATTGTCGGCTCCGACAACGACAGCCACAGAACGCGCAACTACACCAGCGAGGCTGAAGACCATATCCACGAGGTCACCGTGCCGGCGCACGCTCACACCGTTTGGGCGCAAACCGAAGCGCTCGGCCAGGGCCAGGCAATCAGCGTTGTCGAGCGCCATAAGCTGCAAATGCTGTGGCACCGTGTGGCCTGACGCAGCAGCAAAAAAAAGCCCCTCACGGGGCTTTTTCTTCTCCTGCAGTACAGCCGACGCCGTCTATATCTGCCGGTATCGAGTACAGTCAGATCGCGCTATACCTCACCCAAACAGACCGTTTACCGATTTTGTCACCGAGTTGATCGCCCGGCTGGCGCTGGTGCGCAGCTCACCGAGCACATCACTCGCCGACGTCGTTTGCAGCTTCTCGCGAAAATCGCTGTCGACACGGCTAAGGCTAATGGAGAACTCGATTTTTTTCGGGTTGCCGTAGCGGTCAAACTCCGACTTACCCCGTTCTAACCGCGTCATCACGTACATGCCGTAAATACGCCCATCCCCCTCGATCAGTGGCCAGGGCCGGCCGGTAAAGCCGATCGTTTCCAGGCTCGACAGCGACAGATTACCGCCGGTGATCTCCGGGTAGAGCACACCGTCAAGCGTGATACTGTCATCCCCCGCCCCGATATACTGCCAGCCGGCAGACTGGTTAATGCGATCGTTCTTGACATGGCGCCAGTCCTGAGAGTGGCGCAGCTGCTGATAAGGTGCCGTGCGCAGCGTAAAAACGAACATCCCGAATACCATCATCATGTTTTTGACTCCCGTTAATCGCGATCGCGGAATGACCCGCGGTTACCTCTGGCTGTGCTGGCCATCGCATCGCGCACCGCACTGCGCACCATCCTTTCCAGCTCCTGATCCGAACGCTGGCCGACGTCGTTAAAGACCAACTGGAAGATGGGCCCACCGCCGCCAGGTGCGGACACCGGCGCCATCGCGGCCGGTTGTGACGCCGACGGCACCGAGAGTACCCCGCCGCCGGCAGCGGCCGCCACACGCGGCACCGGTTGCGACATCACCCGCGCTTCCTGGTACGCCCCACGCAGTGCCAGCGCACGCGGCAGATTTTTGAAGACGATGTCCCCCGGCCCGATGCGTTTGGTGGCGTTGGTATTGTCGGCGGTCGCCTTGGTGTTGCCGGCGATCTCGTTCAGGCGGCGTAGCGTGCCCGTGTCGCCAGTCAGTGCCGGGGGTGGTGAGCCGCCCAGCTTCGGATCAACAGTTGCCGGGCCAGTAGGCAGACCGGGGCCGGCCCAGCTCCACCCCTTCTTCACCATTTTTTTCTGCTGCGGATCCCATTCCCACATCGCGGGCTGATTGCGCAGCTCTTCGGCCTTACGCCTGGCCTGCTCGATGCCATCCGGGATGAGGCCCATCTTCTCCAGCAGCCAGCCCACACCATCCATCAGTTTTGACAGCGGATACAGCAGCACCTGCAGCGCGGTGCCGAACACTCGTCCGAACGTCTCGCCGGCGCTGGCGCATTTGTCCAGCGTGTCTTTGCTGGTCTGCATCGGCGTCAGCAGCTTGGTGAACCAGTCCCACACGCGGCCGAGGGCATCGCCAATCACGCCAAAGATCGGTGCGATACGGGCAAATGCGTCACGCAGCGGCGCCAGCGCCGCCATGACGCCAGCACCAAAGCCGACAAAGAACGCCTTGATCGGCTCCCAATATTTCCAAATCAGCACGCCGACCGCGACAAAGGCGGCGCCAATCAACCCGATCGGACTCAGCAGGAACGACAGCGCCGCCCCCAGCGCTGAAATAGCACCGGTGAGAATGCCCCATAGCGTTGACAGGCCCGTCAGCCGCAACGCCAACCCCATCACACTACGCACCAATGAACCCAGCGCTGCCGACGGTGCCATAAATACGCCCATCAGCATGCTGCGCAGCGGCGCCAGTGAGCCAAGCAGCCCACGGAAGCCACCGGAGAGCGAAGCCAGCACACGCGACCAGCCGCTGATCCTTGCCATGGCGTTGCCGCCGGCGCCAACGAAGCCCCGCAGTGCGCTAACGGTTCCCATCAGACCGCGCCCGCCCGTCAGCAACGTGAAGCCCAAACGCAGCTTAGCCAGCGGCCCAATAAGCAGGCCGGTCGCCAGGCTGGCGATCCCCAACGCGGCCACCAGGGCGGTGACGGCGCCGGCAGTCAACAGAATGGATTGCGCCAGCCGCGGGTTTTCTTTCACCCACTGGCTCGCGGCGTTGATCGCTTCACTCAGCCCCTGCGTCAGTTTGCGCAGCGGGCCGTCGGCAGTCTCTTCAACCTGGATGCGGAAGCCTTCCCAGGCGGAGTCCAGCTCCTTCAGGTCGCCGCCGAGGTTATCCGCCATCACCTTGGCAGCCTTCAGCGCCTCGCCCTGCGATTTCTTCAGGTCGGCCAGCAACTTCTGCAACTCACCGCTGCCGGCAGATAAAACCAGCGCCTGGAAGGACTTCGCGGCTTCCTCGCCCGCGATATCCTTGAAGAACGAGAGCTGATCGGTGGCGCCGTACTTCTTGATCGATTTGTAAAGGTCAGTGAGAACGTCCTCGGCCGGGCGCATCTTGCCGGTGGAGTCGGCCACGGTGACGCCCAACTCTTTCAGCGCGTCGTTGGCCTTTTTCGTTGGCGCGGCCAGGCGTGAGAACGTGGTTTGCAACCCGGTACCGGCAATACTGCCGCGCAGGCCCACGTTCGCCATCACGCCAATCATCGCCGTCGTTTGCTCAACGCTGACGCCAAGGTTAGATAACCCCGTACCGGCGTACTTCATCGCCTCGCCGATATTCTGCAGATCGGTGTTGGTGCGGGTGAACGCCCCCGTCAGCACGTCACTGACGCGATCCATCTCCTTCGGATCGAGGCGGAACTGTGAAAGGATGTTCGAACTGATATCTGCGGACTCACCGAGATCCATCCCGCCGGCCAGTGCCATGTTGAGTACGCCAGGTAACGCGGCCTGAATTGCCTGCGGCGTAAAGCCGGCCATCGCCAGGAATGCCTGCCCGCTTGCGGCGTCGCGGGTAGTAAATGCCGTTTCGGCGCCGAGCTTTTTCGCCTGGGCACGCAGGTCGGCCAGCTGCGACGAGCTTTTATCCAGTCGCGTCAGCGCCTGCACCCGCGACATTTCAGCATCAAACCCCACGGCCGGCGCCAGGAAACGGCCGCCGGTATACCCGGCAACCGATGCGCCGGCAACCATTCCCATACCGGCGCCGCGTAGTTTGCCAGCGGCATCTTTGGCGCGGGTGTAGCCGGCTTGCGCCTGGGTAACAGCGGCCAGCTGCCGCCGCTCGCGCTCAAGCTGCTGGTTATATTGCTCTGTTCGTCGGATGGCGCTTTGTACCGCACCACTGCCGGCGGACAGGTTGACGCCATGCTGCCGTACCGCCTGGGCTGCCTCTCGCAGCTTGGCCGTTTGCTGGCTGTAGGTTTGCGTCAGTCGGGACAGCTTGCCGCGCAGGTTTTCCAGGTGCGCGGCCTGGGCGTCGGTCAGTTGCCCGCCCTCTCTAACGGTCTGATTCAGTCCGTTAAACTCGCGCTTCGCACGGTTGATCTTCTGTGCCGTGTCGTTGGCCTGCGAGCGCAGGCGGTCAAAGCTGGCGGCTTGCTTGTCCAGGTCTTTAACGGCGTTTTGCGTTTTCTTGAGGGAGTCTGAAAGGCCGCTAACAGCTTTGCTAGCGGCTTTAACCGGGCGGGTGAGCTTGTCGATCGCGTTGAACGCGACGCGAATACTAAGATCCATGGTCATCCTCGTCATCGTCATGGTTGCCGCTGCGGATGGCGGCGCGCTGGCGCCATGCCATCAGCTCGCGCAGCTCCATGCCGTACATCTCGGAGGGCGGCCAGTGAAAAACTACAGCAATGTCAGCGATGAGGTCGTCAACGCTGACAAAAAGCGGTTCCCTTACTTGTTCCCCGTCTCCGCCACGTTCGGTACGGACGGCGCCGCTTTGGTCAAAAAAGGCGTCATCTCTTCAATGAACGCCACAAAGTCACCGGTATCCAGCGTGGCGATCTCGGCGGCGGTCAGTGCCGGCGCAGTGACGCGCGTTAGCAGCGTTGAAACGGCGTCATAGTCGAAGTTGAGCACGTCGACCAGGCGCAGACCACGCAGCGAGCCGGCCTGCTTGATGGTGTCGGTGATAGAGACGATGGTGATCTCTTTGTCGTTGCGCTTGATCGGTGTGGTGAGCGTTACTGACATGTGCATGTTCTCCAGGCGGCAACGCGTGCCGCCTTCAAAGTAGGTTAAGGGTTAACGATCAGCCGCCGAGGCCGAGGGCTGACACAATGCGATCGGGGTACAGGTTTTTCCCGTCGCGCTTGTAGATGAAGTTCAACAGGTCAATTTCCAGCAACGCCTTATCATCCACCGACAGCTTGTAGTAGGTGTTCTTGATGGCGTAGGTGTGGTTGGTGTCATCGCCCTGCTTGGCCTCACCCGGATCGATTTCGGTGATGCGGCCGCGCATTTCCACTTCCATCAGTGAGCTGGTGCCGCCGCTGTAGATTTCACCGACGAAGCGCAGGCGCATTTCGTCAATATCGCCGCCATATTTGAGGATCAGCTCTTCAACGACGCCGCCGACCACCATCGACGCATCAAGCGCGCCGCCGTCAAGGCCGAGGTCTACCGCTACGGCGCCTTGCATGCCGCCGCCCTGATAGTCCTCCGTCTTGCGGGTGACTTTTGGCAAGGTGACGCTGGGGATCTTGCCGATGTGGTTGGTGCCGTCCACATACAGCGTGAACAACCGAAGTTTTTTAGGGATAGCCACTTATGCCCCTCCCAGCGACGCGAAGGCCGCTTCGTAATATTGATCGGTGAAGGTCTGGATCATGGTCAGATCTTCAAGTGGCGGCACCGGGCTGTAGTTGTAACGCACGACCGCCTTACCCTGGCGAATGCTGGTTGTCGGGTTATCGGCGATATCGAACCAGCACGCGGCGCCAATCAGCCGACCGGCGGTGACCAGCCCCTGCAGCTTGGCATTGATACCGCTGACCACATCCTTGGCGTTTGCCGGCGTAAGCGGACTGTCTACCGTGGTAAATTGCGCCTCAGCGATGGTGTCCGCCAGGATTTGCGCGGTACGGGTGTACACCTCGAAGATGTACTCGTCTTTGTCCGTGGTGCGGTTGCCCCAGAAGCGGAAGCCATCACGCTTAATCAGCGTGGTAACTTCGTTGGCGTTCAGCTCGTTGGCGTCGGAGTCTTCCGCCTGCAGCGCCCAAAACACATCTTTGGTGATGCCGAGCACGTTGCTAACCGCCACGTTCGACAAAGACTTATGCCAGCCCTGCTCGTTATCGATCTTCGCACGGAGCCCCAGGGCGTAGGCCACCGCCGGGAACTCTTCGTTCTCGCCGCTCACCGAGTTATAAGCGATGAAGTTCGGCCAAATCAGCATGCCCTCACGCTCGGCAAACTGCTGGCGATAGGTTTTTGCCTCGGCAATGGTCTCGCAGCCGTCGCAATAGCTGTAGGAAAACGCCCGCAGCTGCTTGGCAATCACCCGCAGCTGTGCGGTGACTTCCTGCGTGTCGTACATCGGCACGCCAAGAATGCGCGGCCGGTAGCCGACTTTCTGCTCGGCGGTCAAAAGCGCGAACATGCCGGTATAGCTGCCGTCCGCCTGGGAGCCGCCGATAATCAGCTGCGACTGCGTTTTTGCGCCGTCTTCCGTGCCGGCTGCCGCTACACGTACCACGATCACGCGGGTGCTGACCTGGTCGGAAATGGCCTTCAGGGATTTATAGAGTGAACCGGTTTTACCGCAATGCCGTTCACTTAAGCGGAGCGGCAT